GTATAGTGGCGGCGGAAGTAGCAGACGCGCTATTGGATGCCCAGATTATGTCGGACTTTAATGCTTCGACAGACTTTGAAGTACCAATGTCATGGGACGAAAATACTTTCGGAAAACATCTAGCAGAAGTCTTAGGGCGCAATTATGAAACTCTTTCAAGTACTCTCGGAGGAGAGGAGACCTTTAGTGAGGTAGCAGCCGAACGAATCGACCGCCGCCGCATTCTAGTGAAAGAACAGTGCTTTTTGATGAATTACGTGGATATTTTTGCAGAGAAAAAGAAACTCTCCGACACGGGACGCCCCAGAACTCGGGCTGCTCGGCCCGACATTCCGGTAGATAAGCGTCTTCCTTATATTACTTACAAAGAGAACGTGCCTCAGACAAAATGGGCCCAAGACGGCGCAGATAAGAATGCGAGTATATTACTTTCGGGCGACCCCTATGCTTTTATGAACCGTTTGGTATTAAGTAAAGACCTGCAGTCGTTATTTGATGTGACCAATGCACAACTATCTCTGTTACAGCCCAAGATTAGACTCTATAAAGTCATCTTTGACGAAAACGGCGATGACATGTACGAAGTAGAGGTTCCGTTTGAAACCAATACGACTCAAGAAGGGTTGGCCAATTTCACTGCCGATAAAGGTATGCGCGGCGTTGGCGTTGGTCTTAAAGATTTTATTTTCTCTTATGAGGGAAGTAACCCTTTCGCTGTGAAAAAAAGCATAAAAGGTCGACTCCGTATATTCGCCAATAGTATGGCAGAGCTTTTAATGCCCCGGCGAACCTCTAAGATGGGATCCGATGTCCGCGATCAAGAATTTCGTTATGTAGATTTGGCCTTGAAAACCGGCCGCACCGGAGCCCAAGCTCGCGCTCGCCGACAATTTGATTTTCACCGGGAAAATATTGAACTTTCTGAGTTAAATTTTCGTTTAAAAGCCCACGTAGGTTGGGCCATTCCAAGTGATGCTGGTGTAGGCGGCGAGTCCGGTGCAATAATCACCGAAGAACTTCGTAACGCTCTAAAAGCATCTTATGTTACTCTTAACCTTACTCCCACAGTTCACACGTTCGATTTTGATGATATAGGAAGAGTTACCTTTAATATTGATTATTTGGCTTATGTTGAACAATTTTTTGATACTCAAATGTTTAATATCTTTGCCAATGCAAAGGACAAAGATGGGAGCCTTTTTGCTCTAGAGCGTTTAGCGCGCCGAACCGCCATTGATGAAGTAACAAGCAAGTGCTCTGAAGATGCAGCCGCTATGGAGGGCGCCCTAAAACAAGATTTTAAAAAACATGTAGACCGAACAAACGCACAATCAGTTTCTTATTTAACTAAACAACTGGTTCAAGCAGGAAAAATGAAATATATTAATCTTCAGCGCGATGATGTAATTAGAATGCGGAAGATGCACTTGCAGCCTTCTAGACAACGTATAGTACGATCCGCGGTGGCGCAGGCTGCCAATGTTAGACTACGGCTAGATGGCTCGCTTACCGGCGAAGGAATAACCGAGGCAGAGTTGCAAGCGGTAGAAGATGCCGTCACCAATGCTGCGACAAATCAAGATCCCAATCTGGATGAACTAGAAAGAAATAAAAAATCAGTCGCAGATGCTCTTTTGGGATCTGCTACTGGCAACCAACTTGTGGCTTATTTCTATGTAGGAGATTTGGTGGATCTTATTTTAGCCAATATCGATACGGAATTGACAGAGTTGAGTCAAGGAGACGCTATAAAAAATTCTCTCAAGTTGATTGATTTGGCTGAATTTGGCGGCCAAGATATGACCGAAAGAGTATCCGATGAAACTCTTCAAGATCTTAAAAAGAACTATCAAAATGCACTGCTTAACTATAAAAAGATGCGCATTATCCTCGGCCCTGTGGAAACTCGACAGACCATCCAGAGCACGGATAATTCAGCGCGCTCAAAGAGCGCATATGTTAATTTCGCTGATATTCCAATTTCAATTAAGTATTTTTATGAATTTTTGACAGAAAAAATGCTCAGTAAGCAGGAAAACTTTTACTCTTTAACAAAGTTTTTAAATGATTTTTTTAACGTTCTGGTAAAAGAGGTTCTTAACGGCAAAGATTGTGCCGGAACCAGTTTAAAGAACCGTCAACATATCCGAGTTACCGAAGCTACACTCACGGCATTTGGCCCCACTCGGAGTAATAATGCAGATCCTGTTACACAAGCTATTATGTCCCTCAATACCAATCGAACAAACATCAACAGATTGGGATCCCCAGTATTATCAGTATCAGGTCCTGACGGCTCAGTCCGCACTCGCATTCCTTGGAAAAATGAGTATAATTATTTTGTTTTTTCTGCTGCACAAACAACCCCTCTGTCGCGCATGCGCGGAAACGCAAATGAAGATCGAGATATGGGCATTTATCACTATGTGTTGGGTCGTGACCGCGGCCTTATTCGCAACATTAAATTAACGAAGACTCAAACAAAAGGACTACTAGAAGTACGCTTTGAGCAGCATGGATATGACGGATTGCAGCAACTACATGTTGTGTATGATGTACAGATCGACACTTATGCATTTGTACATGCTTATCCGGGAACCTATCTTTTTGTAGAGCCCCGCGGATTTGCTCCGGGCACACCTGCTTTTTCTCAAGATGCTAATATTTTGGATTTGACAAAGCTAGGCATCGGAGGGTATTATTTAGTAAAACGATCAGAACACAGCTTTGGTGCCGGCCAAGCTCACACAACCATACATGCACAATGGGTCCACTCAGTACATCAGGACTCTGATTCCATTATTAGAAGTGGGCAGAACACAGGCACTGGAGACAAAACTAATGTTGTTTGCACTACTTATCTAGAGAATCGTAACGCCGCCGCAGAGCAAACGGATTAAACTATTATGACAAGTTTCAAAAAGGACAATCAGGGATCTACGCAGGAGTTATTTAGACAAAGAGCCAACTATCTTGAAACTGTGAATGGGAGCGGTTATCGCAACATTGTTAATCTTAACTTTGGAGAAAGAATTTATTATGGCCGCGTAGGATATAATATGGCTCCCATGGTTTTAGATCCTTCTATGCTCGTCACCTTGAATTACGGCCAGCCTGGCGCACAAAATTTACAGGCGATGAATTTTGTTAAAGACATTTTCGAAGAAATGGCACGCCAGTTTGATAAAGCTGCCTACTTGCAAAAGATCGCAACAGACGACCCTTATCTTTCGTCTTTGCGCGTTTATCGCGCATATGTCTCCCCGTACACTGAATACGAAAAACATCGACAAATTTACTTTAAAAGTTTTAAGAAATTTCTCACCAATACCAAGAGGCATTTTTCTAATGTAAATGAGTTTATGGCTATTTTGATGGAATATCTTTCTTACTCGGCCCCACGCGTCCCTTTTACTTTTCCTGCTTTTATTAAATCAGGGCGGTGTTCTGTGATGACTTCTGGGCTTGCGCTAGAGATAGCGGACCTTAGTCTTACCAATGACAAACAAAAAATTGAAAAGTTTCTCCAAAGTAGGAATTGGCAATATTTTGTAAATGCTTGTAATGAATATGGTTTTCGAATCGATCAAGATGTCCCATGGCGCATCATAATGGATATCGGCGCTCAAGACGTACATCCATACAGCGGCGAATACGACATGTACAGCACTGTGAGTATTATAAACAAAGGATATCAATCTGCCTCAATTATTGGTCTTTTGACTTTTGGTAAGCTTTTGTTGGAGATGTATAATTTTTGCAGTCAAGATAATTTTTCCTTGACAGAGGAGTGTGGAGGTGATATAGTTAATAAAGTAATTGAGCCATCAAAATATACCTTGAGTGAGTGGCGCGCCTTTTTGCCTCCTACGGTCTTGGCACAATATTACCTACACATCAGATTATTAGAACAAAAACCGAAAATGAAAATTTCCATGAGAAAGAAAATAGTGCAAGATGTTATTTCAATGTGTCGCACGAGAAATAATTTGGTACCTATTGGTATCTTTTTTGAAGGTGTGATAAATAAAGAATTTGACAAAATGGGATCACTACAGTATTATTATGAGAGCCAGAAGATTCCCGACACCGAAGAGATGAAAGAGTATATTCGCCACCGCGATGAATACTCTATTCCTTTCAGCGGTTATGTTATTGGCGCAGAATAAAGAAGAGGTTATTCTTGTATTTTCAATCGATTGACGATAAATCTGAATGTATTGGTATGTACGTTGACGGTAAGTTGTATTTTGACAACTTCCCTGAAGACTTAAAGAGAACCTGGCGTTACACCGGCTCCATTTTGGACGATGAGGTGGAGTATGCATGGTTATATACGGACGGCGGCACATTAGCAGAGTGCTGCCCTAACGGTTATGTCGAGGAGCTACAGAGTACCGAACAAAAACTACGCGCTTATATTAAGACGTTTAAAATAGCGAAGGTCGACCTAAACGATCACTGTATTTTTGATTTAGTTCCTCATGATTTTCTAAAGCGATACTGTGAAGTGAAGAACCGCATCACAGAACACGTTTTTGAGAACTACAAAAAACCCGCAAACTATCAACATCTGTGTGATGTCGAAAAGCTCCTATATAAAATAAGGTATAATAAGCTCAATCTTAACACCGAAGATTGCCGCCACTTGATGTTGTCGAGCATCGACCGCACAAAAGCTCAAGAACTTGTAAAGAACTACAGCTATATCGACTACAACCTGTTCGGAACGGCCACAGGACGCCTCACAACGCGTCCTGGCTCGTTTCCCATACTAACTGTCAAGAAGGACTTTAGAAAGCTTCTGAAGCCAAATAACGAGCTTTTTGTGGCCTTAGATTATAATGGCGCTGAGATTCGCACGTTTCTTGATTTATGTGGTTACAAACAGCCGGCTCATGATATTCACGAATGGAACGTGCGCAATGTGTATGCGAACTCACTATCCAGAGATGAAGCTAAGATTGAGTTTTTTGCATGGTTGTATAATTCTGATGAGAAAGAGCCCTTGAGTGAGGTTTACGATAAAAACACCTTGTTGAAAGAATGGTACGATGGAGAATATGTGACGACACCTTATAAGCGCAAGATGTACATCGATGATCGCCGGGCTCTTAACTATTTGATTCAAAGCACTACCGCTGACCGAGTGTTTGAGAAGGCTGTGGCTATCGATAAGATGTTGGAGGGAAGAAAATCTTTTATTTCCCATTTACTTCATGATGAAATTGTGATAGACTTTCATAATGATGATCGGCCATTGATTAAAGATATTCAAAAAACGTTTGAGGGCGATGATGATTATCTTAGTACAATCAAGGCAGGCAAAAACTATTTTGAATTGAAAGAGTTGGGGATATGATCTCGGTTGTTGGTCTTGGAAACGGCGCATCTAAAATTGTAGAAAAGTTCAAACCCATTAAAAACTACAAGGTTTTTCAATTGAACAGCGAGATAGAATCTCATAGCAAATATAAACGTAAGCTACAAACATACGATACTCCAGAGGAATATGAAGCAAACATACCACAACTAAAAACTTTCTTTAAGCCCGTTAATGAGAGAGTTCAATTCTTTGTGATGGGCTCTTCGATGAGTTCTAATTATACGCTCGGCGTTTTAGAGCAACTAAAAGATAAAGAAATCGAAGTTTTTTATATTAAGCCCGACTCGGCGCTGCTAACAGGTGTTCCAAAACTACTCGACAAAGTAGTGTTTAGTGTTCTTCAAGAATATGCTCGTTCGGGACTTCTCAAGTCATTAACCATTATGAGCAATGAGCTTCTCGAAATGCACATCGGAAGTGTTCCGATCAAGAAATACTACGATACTCTCAATGAATCTATTTTTCAGACGGTACATTATCTTAATTTCTTCGAACACAATGAGCCAGAAATCGGAATGGTCTCGAAACCATTGGATATTTGTCGTATTAGAACCATCGGTTTGCTCAATATGAAAAATCTTGAAGAAAAATGGCTTTTTCCTCTTGACATGGATCGAGACATATGTTATTATATGTGTATAAACAGGGAAAAATTGGAGACAGATGGGGAGCTTCATAAACGTTTGGTCGATTTGCTTAAGGCAAAGCCAACAAATGCTTTTCGAAAAATTTCTTATGCGATTTACGAAACTGATTTTACTGATTTTGGGTTCTGCGTTGCCCTTACTAACGTAGTACAACAATACGCTTGACAAGCTACGTCGAGTGTGCCACAATGAGATATCAAGGAACGCTTGGTATACTATAGTCAACAAGGAGACAAAAAAACATGGCAATTGATATGGAACTGATGCGACGAAAACTTGCATCCCTTCGAGGAGAAGGAAACGGAGATAACACTCCATCTGTCTGGTTTAAGCCGGACGAGGGCGATACGGACATTCGTATTATCCCAACCAATGACGGGGACCCCCTTAAGGAGATGCACTTCCACTATAATGTGGGCGAGCATCGCGGTGGCGTTCTTTGTCCGAAGCGTAACTTCGGCGAAGCATGTCCAATCTGCGAGTTTGCTTCTGCGTTATGGCGCGAAGGCACCACCAACAATGAC